TGGATCTCACGACGTCACATAAAGGCGAAATAACAGAACCTTTTGATAGAATTGAAGACATAACGTTTTTAAAAAGACGTTTTGTCTATCATAATACTATTGGAAGAGTTATGTGCCCACTTGAATTAAATGTTCTTCAGTCAGGTCTATCCTGGGTTGATTATTCGAAGGACATAAATCAAGTTATGTACGACAAGGTTCATAATTATCAACGTGAGATTTATTTACATAGTGATTGGGTACATTTGCTTAGTGACTTTGAACATCGGCTTTCATCTTTTGGCATCCCATTTACCAAGTTATCTGAGCAGTATCTTCTCCAATTGTACACGGATCACGTTGATTCTCTTAAAACATTTTATCAATTTTCTTATTTTTAATTTTAAACATAATTGTATAAATATTGAAGAGTTATAACAAAAATTCTTTTTATTGTTTTTCTAAATTTTTGGCTACTTTTATACAATTTTATTTTAGAAAATATTTCTCTTACCAACTACAGTGTTATGTTGGGGAGTAAAATACACTACCAATCAAATTTTAAATTTTAATTCTGAGTCAGCTAATTCTGACTCTAATCAAATGGCAGATAGTGCCATAAACAATAATACGACGCAAGGTCTTTTTTTCTAATGAGAATCAATCTCGTTCGCCTGTCTCTCCTGTCGCTTCTAATTTTTATTCTAGCGTAAGAACACGGTCGTTGATAGATTCTCCTGTGAGATACAATAAATTCCCTAAATTAGAGAATGTACCACATCAATTGGAAATGGACTATTCTAGAATCCTAAATAAACCTTATTTTATATCTAATATCCCTTGGTCAAGTGTTTCGACAGGAGAATTGGCTGTTTTGGATATCCCAGGTGATATTTTAAACAATCCGCTTGCTAAAATTCCATTTTCTGCCTCTGTTATGTACAGAGCTAGGTTAAATGTTGTTTTGCAGGTGGCAGGCACTCCTATGCACCAAGGTTGTGTTATAGCCTCTTCTCATCCGTATGAAGCTATATCATTAGATCCTTTCGATCTTAATGATAAAAATTCTAGAATGGCGTCCCCCCATGCTTTTTTATATGCTAATGAATCCACTTCAGTTAATGTTGAAGTCCCTTTTTATGTTAATACAAAATTACAGCCTGTGGATTTGGACGGAAACACAGTGATGCCTAGTACTGATACAGCTAATTATGCTCAAGTTCGCCTTTTGGTTTTGAATCAACTGGCGGCTCCTGAGACGGCTGCAGCAAGTGTTACTATTACTGCCCATTTTATGTTCACAGATTTGGA